TCTTCTTTTTTTTTTCGCTTTTTTTTTGCATACTCTTCACTCGCTCTAATCTATTTCTCCTCTAAATAAACTTCCATTTCGTCTTTTGTCATATCTTACCTCTGTAAGTCAATTCAGGGCATTCATACACAGGAGCTTCCTTCCAATTAGGACGATACACACTCTTGATAATCACACCTTGATAAGCTGTAGCTTTCTTCTTAGCTCTGTAAGCTCTCTTATGAGCAGCCTTAGCTTCTTTGTTCTTCAAAGCCCATTCACGATCTCTCAGCCTACGCTGTTCGACTCTCTGTGCAATAACATCAGGATGAACACCAATGTCAATCATTCGTTGCATCCACTTAGGTACAGCTTTAGTCATGTGTTCTTGTCCTTAAGTTTGGCTTCAATGGCTCGGGCAAATGTCCGAATTCCATCAAGCGGATGATTGTTATTAGCAACAGAATTGATTTCCCAATCCGTCAGCCCAACCCATGTGCGCTGTAACTTTTCTTCAAAGTCTGCTCGGATTCCAGCAAGGTTCATTTGCAGATTCATGTTTGACTTGATGATGTCTTCAACTTCTTTGTCTGTCATGCTTCCCCCTTAATGCCGTGTGCGGCTTCGATGGCTCGGGCTGTGTGTTTGAACTGCGTAAAGGTGTCTGGCATATCGCAAGACACATCCTCATCCCACAGTTTGAATAATTCCTCATCCGTCAGCGGCTTGCGCTGTGGTGGGGTGGTGTGATATTGAGCAAAGTCTGCCATCCAACAAGCGATGTCGTTTGCCAATGGTGTGCCGTCAATAAATCGTTTCCACAGGACTTTAGATTCAACTATTTGTTGCGCTTCTTTTTGAAAGTCAATCCATGCCACAGGCTCCTGCTCTGGCTGTGCCAAGGCTTCTTTGATGGCGGTGATGGCTAATTCAATTTCTGGCAAATGTGTCTTTCCTTTCGGGATGTAGTAGCCGTCAACGCAACTGTTTGCCACTTCCAACGCCTCCAGCGCCATCTTCAATGCTTCTCGTTCTTTAGTCACTTTGCAGCCTCCATGTACAGTCCAACATTACCTAAAGCATAACCTACAAAGGCTATGCCTAAGCCAGTATTCCCTTTGATGATCAAGTCTATAGCCACTACAGCATAGACAACACCAACTACAGCGATCAACCATGCACTCATTTGTTATTTCCTTCTGTAGGCTCATAGTCTAATCCTAACTCACGAGCATTATCAGCTTTCTTGTCTAAAGCATCTTGAGCTTTATCGAACTGAAAGTCACGTACTTTATCGTCCTTATCACGACCGAAGATCATATCCCACCTAGCTTCATACTCAGCCTGAGCTACGCTAAAGGGACGAGGTGAGCTACCTTTACCAGCTTCTCTGTTACTCATAGTGTTTCCTTTAAATATTTAATTGCTGATTCAAGCAGTTTAACATCATCATTTAATTTACCAATACCAGTATTGCAGTTTTCACACAAAAGACCACGAACTGTGCCTGTTATGTGACAATGATCGACACATAATTCAAAACCTTCTGCACCTTTTGAAAATACATTCAATGCGTGTTTATTGCAAATTGCACAGCATCCTTGTTGTTTGTTATACATATCACGATAAAACTCTTCAGTAATTCCGTATCTCTTTTGAAGATTCTGGTTTCTACCGTTTCTTTCCCACCACTGTTTATGATAAGCTTTTTGTTTTGCTTTTCTATCTGTCATAAAGTTTCTTCTTGAATCTCCACTAATCGGTTTAAAGATTTATCAAAGTACAAAGCACCTGCGGGGCCTGTTTCACCTGTAAAGCGAGACTTTAATAGACGAAGCTCAGTAGTGTTCCTTTTAACTTCATCATCATCCTGCTGATCTCGTTGAAGTCCAATCACAGCATCTGATAACTGACTGATACCTTGAGTTCCTCGAAGGGAAGACAAACTGATCTCAGCACCGTTCTCAAGTCCCTGACCCTGCTGTCGTCTAGTATGCGAGATACCAAACAAACCTACACCAGTTTCTTCAACAAAGGTACGAAGCTTAGTGAGTAAGATGTCTAAACCCTTACGTTCATCAGTATCCATTCCTGACAAGATCATCTGATAGTGATCCAAGATAATCCATTGGCAGTTCTGACCTTTAACCATGTAACGTAAACGATTTAAAACATTGTCAATATCTAGTGAACCAAAGTGATTGAACAACACACAACGTCCAGTTCCCATGGTACTGTCATAACACTTCTTAAGCTCTTCTTCGGTGTACTCCACGTGAGGAAGATGCAAAGGCTTACCAGCTTCAATCGACATAATACCTAAGGCTGTACGCTCAGGCGACTCTTCCAAGAAAGCCATACCGATATTGTCGTTAGTTGTCATAAGCAAGTGATGGATTAACTGACGTAAGAATGTTGACTTACCTTGTCCTGTACCGGCTGCAATGGTAATTAATTCACGCTTACGAAGTCCTGCCATCATGTCGTTCAGCTTAGCATAAGGCCACGAAGCATCGGGAAGTTGTTTAGGCTTCTTAAGTTGCTCCCATAAGTCCTTGCCATTAACGATCCCGTCAGGCGTGTATGATTCAGCTCTCCACCACTCATTCACGAACTCTTTAGTAGCCCCTGCAATGAGATAATCACAGGCATCTTTGTAGCCACTCAAATGCTTAACGATCTTAGCCTTCTGTCCGAACAGTTCAGCCACCTCTTTAGAGGCCTTCTTACCCGGCTCATCAGCATCGAAGCAGATAACAATGTTCTCAAAGGTGTTCAGCCATTCATACTGTGCCTTACAGTCCTTCAGAGCCGCTTGTGCTCCATTCCTAATTGACACTGAAGGCCATTGAGATCCTGTTAACTGATAACCTGCAAGGGCATCGAGTTCACCTTCGTATATGGTGATGTACTTACCCCCTGCGTGAAAGAGCTGCTGTCCGAACAACCTAGCATCCTTGAATGAGCCAAGAATGCTGAAAGTTTTGTCTGCCACTCGTCTAACTTTTGCTGCGACAACCCCTCCGGCATCGTCAGTGTAAGGGTAAAAGTGTTGTGCATTATCTTGTGTAACTCCATACTTTTCACAGGTTTGTAAGGTAATACCTCTGTCAGGTATTGACTTGATTGTTCCTTTGATGTCTAACATCGGTGTCTTTCTAGGCATTACAGCCTGTTGCATAACTGACAACTCACAAGCATCAGTCTCTCGTTCTGTCTTACCACAGGCAAAACAATGTGTATGGTTATCATCGTACAAAGAACAAGCATCTGAGCTACCACAATGCTCACAAGCTATGTGTCTAACGAACTTTGAAGGTGTCCGAGGCTTAGGTACTAGGTTAAGCTTCATCTAATGCCTTTCTAAGCCCCTCAATGGTCTTTAGAGCCTTTTTATCAGGGTAACCATAGTAGATGTCACCCCTGAGCTGAAAAGCTGTGAAATCCTCTAGCATTGCCAAGGTATCAGCTAAAGCTTTCAAGCTTGAGTCACCTGCAAGGGAGACATGAGGGAAAGGCCAAGGTTTAGATTCGTCAATGTTCATGTTATTTGCTCAGTACAAGTTTAAGTATAGTTACGATGAAGACAAATAAAGCCATCATCATGGTAGTGGTTCATCCATAGGTGGGACATATCCATCACCTAAACGTTTGATAACGACATCAGTCACATCAGCCATAACTCTGTCACGACCATTGTTCATGATTAAGTCAGCCATACTGTCAATGACAGACCAATACCAACACTCATACTTAACGACATCCATGTCAATGTCATCATCAATCATTTCAATAGACATAATTATCCTTTCAATGGGTTAGTCTATGTTCATATCACATTGTGAAACTCTCACACTTTAAAGTAACTTTATAAGTAAATATATAAAGATATACTTTAATAGTGTATTTAACTTATATGTTAATGTCTTAGGTACTTTGTAGATACCTTTAAAGTAAGGGTAGCATACTTTGTACAGATTGTCAATACCCTGTCAATAGTCCTTACTGTCAACATGGTTATCATCCTCCTCACTGTCAATAGTGTCATCCATATCATCAGCTGAGATTAGGTCTTGTCTGTCCTTTGTAGGCAGATGTGAGTCACTTTGTACAGTTTTAAAGCATTGCTGACATAGGTCTAAGAACATCCCTGTCACAGCGTGCTTACGGGTACTTTCAAAGTCTGTCAGTATCTTGTCGCAACATAGGCACTTCATGGTTAGACATCCTCCACTACTTCAATTAAATTCATGTCATCAGGGTCATAACCTAGCTCTTCGTAGACCTTAGACTCAGCTTCCTCCTCATTTGCTGCATAGACCCATACTGACCTTGTAGGGCTTACCTGATAGCAATACTCGTTCATTTCTTCCTCCGATATGGGTTAACTGTAGCCCATGCCCTCATGTGCACAGGGTTTCCTTGGACATCGTAACAGAGACTATAAGCCCCGTCAATGTGACTGAACCATAACAATCCATTGATTGTCTTAATCGGTGTCTCTTTAGGTACATCGTACAGTGGAATTGAGGGTTGCTCAATCCAGTCTTTTAAGTCAATTTCTGATAACATTTATACATCCTCGCTTTCTAAGGTCATTTTAAAGTGTAAAGCCTCACCCCAGTTATTACATTTACCCCTTAAAAGTTCTAGTAATTCATCTATGGTTTCATCGGTCATGAGATAGTCAAATTCAATGCTTATGACTTTCTGTTTACTGTCTCCCATATAACCTTCAATTGAGCCTTTTGTGTATAACATAGCACCCTACCCCTTACCTGATGTTAAATGAAGGCTTAGAGAGGCCATAAATGGCTTCTAAGCGGCTAGTTGAGTCATGGTCAATAGTCATTTGCTCATAGTCAGCCACTTTATAGGCTTTAATTGCATCTGACTCTAAAGCTTCCCATTGGTTTTGAGATAAGACATCAAAGACATTAAAGCCCTCATAGATGACCTCATGAAAGTCAACATAGTCAGTCTCAAGGTCAATCTCACATATGACAGTGACCAAAGCTCTACTGTCAGCCAATAGCGTGTTAAAAGTGAAATGTATCATTTAAGTCTCCGTGTAATGACAAGTTTATAAAGGTTAGCAGGTTGACCTTCCAAGTTGTTGTTATCTTGAAGCCACTCCTGAGCGAATGATAGTTTATTAAAGGTGGCAACGACAATGCCTGAGGATATAGACACAATCTTATACATCTAGCGTCCCCTTCACAGGTGTCAGACGATGTACAGATTGACTTAAAAGCCACTTGTCACCCAATAGACGTACTGAGCGTATCCATTTGCGTCTATAGTCACGCCTTACGTGCTCAGGTACATCATAAGTCTTGAATAGTTCACGTGTGTGTTTGAGTAGTTTAGTATTCATAATAGTTACTGTTTCCCTATATAGCTTAGACTTTGGAATCACTAAAGACAAAGGTATAGCCCTTGCCATCGCTTGAGTCACCATAGCACATCTTGGACAAGTTCCAATCTAACTTATGCTTGGCAACTAAAGTTTTGACTGCTGAGAAATGTTGATCTAGCTCATTCAAGGCATAATCAGCCGATACAGTAGCATTAAAGCCTGTGTTTGTGTAGGCCTTGTAACGTGAGCCTTGAGAGTCAGTAGCTGGCAAATACTTGGTGTGAATAGCGATCATCATGTTTTCCTTTAAAGGTACGCCGTAGCGTTGAGTTACTGCGACAGTGCAGTGCATAGCACTCTAACAAAGTGCTTCACGGTAGATTGTCACTTATGCGACTTGTCAACCCCTCATTGCGGCAAGATTAATAGCTTTGTTTTCTTCTTTGAATTTTACTGTACTGATGACTCTAACTAATCGAATATCAGTTACAGATCGAGCGTGCCGGAAATCTTGAGCTATTTCATCGGCAACTGATTTGCGCATTGCCCCATGAATTGTAAACCAACCCGAAACCCCCATGTTAGCGTTATTAGTTTGAATTTGAATCAAATACTTGGCTTTCATGTTATTATTCCTTACTTAGTTAATACGTCAAAGTATGCAAGTAAACCTACTGTTAAGGCTAAGCCTACCGCTACTGCAGTTAGTACATCATAAAGTGTTTCTTTAGACATTGTGTTTCCTTTAAGTTTAGAATTGGTTTGTGATGATGTCAACTACTTTATCATCGTCTCTATTTTGTAATGCTTCTACTAGCTCGTCATTCTCTAATGCAATGCTTGGGTGAATGTTGTACTCATTGCATAAGGCATTGAATTGATTTTGTGTCATATATAAACCCTTTGGTTTGTTGTTGCGATGTATGTATTATTTCAAGCTAAACTTACATGAACCTTACAAACCATAAATATTTTTAAAGTTTAAACCCTTACGTAGAAACCCTATGTTTTACAACTCTTATGTCTTATATAAGATTACTCTTATGTCTTATATAAGAGTGCTCTTATGTCTTATATAAGAGTGCTCTTATGTCTTATATAAGACTTGATAGTAACCCTTTAAAGTCTAGGGATATTGAGTGTCTAGGTAGAAACCCTAGTATGCTTCAGAGGGTGCTACATCGTCCCTCATGCGTAA